CAACAGTGAGGGGGCGTATATCCCCGACGATACGAGTTACTCGTCGGATTACACCGACGATGAGGACGCACGACACTGGCGTACCAATCTCCGAATCTATAGCGACGACGAGGACGCGGACGCGTACGATGAGTATTCGATCCGCGGCACCGGCCGCCACTACGCGATGACGGATTGGGATTATGAGGAGCGCCAGCTCCAGGACCAGATCGATGACGACGAGCTGATGGACCAGATGTTCGGGCACGAGGAGCCCGCTGGCCTGAAACTCGACGCGAAGGGCACCCCCACGTCCCTTGACACCGTACTTGCTGCTTACGCGAGATTCCATGACACGCGTCCTGTGGAGAACGGGGAGATTATTCGACTGCCTTATGGGCAGTTCGAGCACGCCGGCAACGGTGCACGCATCACCGCCAACACGGCGATGCGGTCTTCCCCCTCCGCGGACCTTGCCAGGTCTAACCCAGTGTTTGGCCACCTCATTGGCGACTCGGTTCTCCCCCCCCGTGGGGGTAAGGCCGAGCTCGAATCGCTCAAGGCCCAGGCCGCCCGTATCCCGGACGGCCATCGCCCGAGCCACAGCGCCATCAAGAAAGCCATCAACTGGGCGGTTGAGAACGGCGTTACGGCAGAGGTCTCCCCCCTCGTCCTGAATTTTCTGCGCAACTGCGATAAACACCCGGCAGCCCGCGCGAAGTTCTTGGCGACGGGGGTCGATCCCGGCTCCCTGCAAGTCAAGGGCCTCCGGTCCTTTGTGCAGGAGCTCGCCTCCAACGCCGTGAAAGCCGACTCCTCGCCAGGCTACCCCTATTGCATCAGTTTTAGTGACAACCTTGCCCTGCTCGAGGCGGATCCGGACCTCGTCATCGAGTCCACGATCATCGCCCTCGCCGTTCTCACGATCGACGAAGGCGAGCGCACCGATCAGGAACAACTCCTCCTCAGGGAGGTTTGTGTTGCGAGGCTGCTCATCAAGAACGAACCCCACGACCGATCCAAGATGGAGGACAAGCGCTACAGGCTGATTTTCAGCATGAGCATCGTCCACCAGCTTGTCTCCCGCCTCCTGTGCGGACCCCAAAACTCCGCGGAGATTGACGCCTGGGCTGATATCGCCGCGAAACCGGGTATGGGGCTCCACGACGAGGGCCTCCGCTCCCTACGTGCCAACATCAACGACATCCGTGCCAACAGCCCCACCGGGGCCCGCGGTACAGACGTCAGCGGTTTCGACACCAGCGA